AGTGCATTGCTTGTCAAATGCAGAGGTAACTTTAGTTGCTGAAAACTTAACAGAAAATGGTTCTTCAACTATTAACGGCATCACCATGAAATCATCTTCAGAAATTGAAGGTGTTATCACAAGTATCACTCTTGCTAGTGGTCAGGTCATAGCTTATTCATTATGAGTCTTGCTAATGCACTTAAAAAAGCTGCCAGTGCTTCACTAAAGAAGCTTGGTGGTGATGTGACTATCAGACAAGTAACAGCAGGGTCATATAACACCACTACTGGAGCTATTACAGAATCTACATCTGATACAACTATTAAAGGTGCATTAAGTAATGTTTCAAGAAATCAGGTCAATGATTTGATTGAGTCACAAGATAAATTACTTACTATATCTGCTGGGGATCTAACCTTTGTACCGACAACAAAAGATAGAGTTGTTATTAGTAGTGTTGAGTTTAAGGTTATTCAAATTATTACGAATGAACAAAATAATACACCTGTAAGTTTTGATCTTATCTTGAGGTAACTATGACCAGACAAATAAGGCTAGACCAAATAGATGATGTAATGAGGGAAGCAGTTGAGGATTTAGTGGCTGCTACAACTCTGGAATGGACAGCAAGAGTTAAAAAGGCTACACCAGTTAGAGTTGTTTATAAAGGTGAACCAAAGGGAGGTGGTCAGCTTAGAGCAGCTTGGCAGACAGAAATCAAACCTTTAGAAGGCACAATAATAAATAATTTAGCTTATGCAGAACCAGTATGCTTTGGAACTAACTTGCCACCATCATGGGGAAAGGTTTACAGAACAAGACAAAAAACTGTTGCTGGGTTTCCAGAACTTATAGGAAAAGAACTTGAACAATATGCAAGAAGAGAGTATGAAAGAATTAAAAGAGGTATTTAATGGCTGCTACAGATTTAAATACAGTTAGATCCACAATAGAGGCTAGGTTAGCCACAGAGCTTGCTTTAAGCCCTGCAATTCCTGTGATATTCAACAACGTGGCTTTTGACTCTACAACGGAAGATACCTTTGTACAGTGCGTTACCAGCTTTGGTGCTGGTGAATATTTAACAATGGGAGGCACAAGCGATTCAGATAATAATGTTGTTGGTTTGATTCTTCTAAATGTTTTTACAGAGGAAGGTTTAGGGGCAGGGTCTAACTTTACAATTTGCAAAAGGCTTAGAGACTTATACAATAGAGTGACTGTATCTAATGTAATTTTTGATTCACCTGTTGGCCCTGAGATTTTCACATCTAATCCAGAAGGTAAGTTTCAAACACAAATTAGAATTACATTTTCAATTTACGAGGATCTTTAATTATGCCAAAACTTGAAATAACAGAAGAAATGCTTGACGCTATTGAAGCTGTTAAGGGCAGAAGAGATAAAAACTATTGGGACCCAGAATGTAGAAAATATATGGAGAGTCAACAAAATTTAGAAAAAGATGTAAAAAAGACTGAAAAGAGTTAATATAATTATAAATATTTCTTTTTTTTGTTATGGCTGCTGTTAAGGGTGACGTTGGAAAAATCATGTTTGAAAATGCTGGCGGTACTGAAGCTGACATTGCTGGAACAAGATCATGGTCTTTAGATATTACTAAAGATACTCTTGAAACCACAGTTCAAGGTAATACCTCAAAGACTTTTGTTGGTGGTTTAATTTCTGGCGAAGGTTCAATTGAACTTATTTATGACCCTGCTGGCAACAGTGATTATCAAGCAATTATTGATGATGTATTAACAACAGGTGATGCGGCAGACGCATTGTTTGAATTATTCCCTGATTCTGCTACAGCATCTAAAAAGATAGGATTTTCTGGAATTATTACAGGCGGTTCTTTCGGGGCAACTTTAGGTGAAGTTCAGCTTGTTAATCTTACCTTTATTACAAGTGGTGCAATAACCTCTGCTGTATAGTAAATTAAAAATACTTCGCATTTAATTTATGGCTATTAAAAGAACAATCGACTTGTTGACTGAATCGTATGGCGATCAAATGTCAGCTAGAAGGAAGTATGAATTTAAAAATTCTAAAGGTGAAAAAGTTGTTGATTTATATTTTAAACCTTTAACAAGATATGATAGGCAACGAGCGCAAAGTGTTGCTGGCACAGACGAAGCTCTCACTGTATCAACACATCTATTATGTGAAATGGCAGAGCTTGAAGATGGTACAAAGGCTTTTAATATTGCTGATGCTCCTAACTTACAAAGAGAACTTCCAGAAAATGTTTTAAATGAAATTGAATTATTTTTATTTGATATAAAATTAGATATTAGTACAGCAAAAAAAGATTAAATGGGGATAATTGGCTCAAGTTTGAGTTTTTCCTAGCAACAGAACTTAGTAAGACTGTGAAACAGCTACGTTCTTCTTTAACAGAAGAGGAATTAATTTATTGGGCTGCTTATTTTGAAGTTAAATATGAAAAAGAAAAAATAGAATTAAATCGTCAAAAGGCAAATAGGAGGTAATATATAATAAAGGCTTTTTTTATTTGTGGCACAGGCTAATGTAAAACTTACAGTTGATGCCAGTGGAGCCACTAGAGCGTTACAAGGTGTCCAGAATAAAACTAATACTTTACAAAAATCTTTTGGTGGTTTAAAAACTGCAATAGCTGGAGTTGGTTTAACTGTTTTAGCAAGACAAGCGGTGAAAACATCAGCAAATTTTGCAAAATTAAATGTACGACTCGGACTTCTTACAAAAGCCTCTGGTACATTTGCAAGATCACAGCAAATAGCTGCTAATGCACAGAAAGCCTTTGGTCTTAGTGCAACAGAAGCTCTTGAAGGTATCACAGATATTACTGCACGTTTACAGCCTTTAGGTGTTGGTGTTGAAGATATAAAAAGTACATTTTTTGGATTTAATACAGCAGCTAAGTTAGCTGGTGCTTCAACTATGGAAGCATCAAACGCATTTAGGCAGTTAGCTCAAGCACTTGGTTCTGGAAGATTACAAGGGGATGAATTTAGAAGTATTTCAGAACAAATCCCGACACTCTTAGCACCTATCTCTGCCGAATTAGGAGTAACAGTTGGCGAACTGAAAAAGTTTGCATCTGAAGGTAAGTTAACAAGTGATGTTGTTTTACGAGCATTAAGGAAAATCGAAACAGATGGAGCATCATCACTTAAAGCTTTAGTAGAGGCAGATCCAACTCAAGTATTTAAAAATTTAACAAATGCTACTGAAGATTTAGCAAGGGCATTTGGGGACAAGTTAAACCCAGTAGTTATGCCAGCAGTAAAAGGTATAACAGACCTTACATTAGCTGTCGTTGAGTTTTTAAATTCACCCATAGGCACAACTGCTGCTATATTTTCTGGAATAGCTTTAGCAGTAAAAGGTGTTACCAGTGCAATTACACTTCTTACTGCTGCGCAAACTATTTTGGTTGCAAAATTTATTGCGACTAAAGCTGGTGCTATCGCTTATGCAAAAGCAACATCTACAGCTTCAATAGCTACTAAAGCACTTGCAATATCTACAGGAGCGTTGTCTATAGCTTTAAATGCTTTACCATTTGTTGCATTAGCAACAGTTTTAGGAGTTGCTACGACTGCGATAATAAAACATAGACAAGAACAGAAAAAATTTAATGATTTGATTAATGAAGGGTCAGAAGAAGAAGTGAATAAACTTCTTAAAAAACAAGTAGATATTAGAAACAAGCTTAATGAACGACTTAAGCAAGCAAATGGTAGATCAAAGCAAGGTATTCAAAACAGAATTGATGAGATAAATGAAGATATAAAACTTTTAGAGGGTCGTAATAACGTTTTGGAAAAAGAGCAAGAGATTACAAAAGAAAAAGAAAAACAAGAAGAAAAAAATAAAAAAATACAAGATTCATTAAAAGAACAAGAAAAACAAACTGAAAAATTAAAAGAAAAATATATGGAAATAGGAAAAAGTGTCGAAGATGGAATTGTACAAAATCTTACTGATGCCGCAATGGGCACGCAAACTCTTGGACAGGCTGCAATCAGTGTGTTAAATGACTTAAAAAGAAAACTTATTGAGGTTGCTATTCAGCAAGCCGTTTCTGGATTAGGTAATTTTTTAGGTAATGCATTAGGAGGACTGTTTGGTGGTGGTTTTGGTGGTGGTTTTTCAGTCACAGGAGGGGCATCAATACCCACAGGAACAGGAACTTATGTTGGTTCTGTAGGCACAATGCCATCAAATCCAGCATTTAGGGCTAATGGCGGCCCTGTATCTGCTGGTGGAAGTTACATGGTGGGAGAAAGAGGGCCAGAACTATTTACTCCTAGCAGATCAGGAATGATTACAGCTAATGAAAAATTAGGTGGTAGCATTACAAATGTAGTGACTGTTAATGTTGATGCTTCTGGTTCTTCTGTTGAAGGTAATGACGGACAAGCTAACGAGTTTGGTAATATATTAGCTTCAGCAATACAAGCTGAACTTATAAACCAAAAACGTGCTGGAGGGCTTTTATCTAACGCTTAATTATGGCATCATTTCCAACTACAGTACAACCAGCATATAGCGGCTTTTCAAAAAGAAGTCAGCCTAATATTAAGAAGGTACGTTTTGCCGATGGTTTTGAACAACGCCAACTCGTAGGCATAGCAGCACATCAAAATGCAAAGATTTATAATTTAATTTTTCAGAATATCTCAGAAACAGCTAGTGATGAGATTGAATATTTTTTAAATGAAAGAGCATTAGATCAAGCTTCCTTTACGTTTACCCCACCAACTGAAGAGTCTGTAAAAACAGGTACATATTCCCAAAGTGGCACTACCATTACTGTTTCTGTAACTGCACATCAATTATTCGCTGACGATTCTATAACTGTTGATTTTACTTCTGGCTCTGCAACTGATGGTACGTTTTCTGTTGTTTCATTGACTGACGCAAATACATTTGTTATTACTGCTGGAAGTAGTGCAACAAATTCTGGAAATTGTACAGTTACTAAATCAGGCACATCTAATTTTGTATGCGAAAGCTGGTCAAAATCTATCCCTTATGTAAACAGGGCAACAATCAATGCAACCTTTAGGGAGGTGTTTGAACCATAATGGCAATACCTACAGAAGAACTACAAAAGGCCAACCCTAGTGCAAAGATAGAACTGTTTGAAATACATCTTGTAGCTGCTTTACATGGCAGTACTGATGTCTCTAGGTTTCATAATGGCATTAATATGAACACTACCTTTAATGTTGTATTTCAAGGCAATACATATCAAAGAATACCAATAGAAGCTAATGGGTTTGAGTATTCAATAGCAAGAACAGCACTACCAAGACCAACAGTAAGAATAAGTAATATATTATCTAGTGTTACTGCCTTGATGACACAAGCAAACCTTACAACTCCTAAAAATGATTTAAATGGAGCAAAATTTAAAAGAATTACTACCTTGTTAAAATTTATTGATAATGCAAACTTTGAATCAGGCACTAATCCATTTGGAACACCAGCAAATAATACTTACGAAAACCAAACATTTTTTATTGATAGAAAAACTGTAGAAAGTAAAAACTTTGTAGAATTTGAACTTGCAATGGCTCTTGACTTGCAAAATAGAACAGCACCGAAGAGAATAATTACAAGAAAAGATTTTCCTTCTGTTGGTACGTTTGCATGAACAACTGGCAAGAACAAGCATTACATCACGCTAAAGCTGCACTACCAGAGGA